CTTCTTCACCTTTTGCCAGTTGATTGTATCTATCTGTCTCTAGTTTCCGTTTCATATCTCCTTCTTTCATCTTAGCCGCTTGAGCATAAGAACCTTCCAATGCACCTACTACTTGCTGACCAAGATTTCTCTGAACTTCTCCTGCCATGACACCTTTTTCGATTGCAGACCGTGAACCAATCCCTGCTCCAGCCATTTGAGCATTTGCACCCAACTGGTTCCGTGACATCTGCATTGTTCTCATTGCATTGTCTTGCATACCTTTGATGACATTTGCAGTATGAGGAGACATATACTCATCAACACCCTTGCCTGTGAGAAATGACTGTCCTGTAATTGGATCAATGCTTGTATCCTGAACTCCTGTTGCAGTCTCTCCAGCTTTTGTATACTCTGTTTGACCAACTCCCTGCATATCTCTGACACCTTGCTGTGCAGTAGTAGTGTCTGCTGAAGGATCAGCAAATCTTTTTCCTCCATACTTGGTGTACGGAGTATCCATGACATCTCCAGCCGCACCATAAACTCTCTTTCTAAAATCATGCGTTGGTTTATCTATCTCAGAAATTGAGGAACTGGTATTGTTCCTTGTCTCCATTCCTCCTCCAGCTAGAGGATTAGGGATACTTCCTCCTCCTCCCAAATCTGGAGTAGGGAGAACAGGAACCGGAGGCACTTCACCACCAGAAGGAGTGTTTGGATCATCGTATGCGTTTAATGGGTTTGCATCTGGAAGATTCAGAGGAGGATTTGCTTCAGCACCGGAGTCTTTTGAGAGTCCTGTAACACTGGAAGGGAGTGCATAACTCCTCAGACCAGACTTTGTAGGTCTTCCAGAACCACCCATCCCTTTTAACCATGACGCTTCCTGCTGATTAATAAATGCTGGATGCTCACCTTGAGGAGCGTTTCTTCTTAATACATTTCCTGCTTGTCTTTGATTCATATTTACCTTATACGTATGGGTTTTTTCCTGTCACTGGTCTGAAATTAACTGTTTCTACTGCTTCAGTGCTTAACACTCCAGAATCATTAACGACTATTTTACGATAGTCTCCATCTGGTTGTCTAATTATAAGACTACCTGTATCAAACACATTGTCTCTATTCGTCTTTGCAGAAATTGCTTCATCTTCAATAACGATAGATGCAAGATCGTACATATACCTTTTGTCGTACTCCTCAGGCGGATTTGGTAGTGGTTTTTGTGCTTTCATCGTTTCCCACTTGCAGTAGCATCAAGCCGAATTTCTCCAAATCTCCATGTTTGATCGAATGGACTTTCTACTCTAAGTAAAGCCTGTCTGCCGACAAATCTAGTATCAGTGTATCCGTCAGACTCAAGATTATATGGCCCCTTTTCAACAGATGCTCCGTCTGGTGTAGAGGAGGTTTTTATTTTCATTCGCAATCCATTATCTCCTGCATCAATATCAGTTAGTATTTGCTTGACTGACATTGCTTGATTCCCTGAACCAATTTCAATTGCACCAGACTCTACGAAACAGAGGTGATCTTCAGTTGCAACATTTTCATGCAGGGAAGTATCCACACCTTTTGAAATAATCCTGTCTGCTAAAGTTGAAAGTGAAGAAACGGAACTTGGTGCAGTTATTCCTTCTGCTCTTGGTCTTGGAGTTGCTTGAGTATCGTTGTCCATCTCGTGTCTGTATAAATAACCGTCTGATCCAGCCCAAACTGGATAACCTAAAGAGTCTGATGACTCCATCGCAACTCTTTCAAGTTCTCCTGTTGTCCAATGTTCCTCACGATACGAATAAGTCACATATCGTGTGCAAACCTCATCTCCTTCTTTCGGATAGAACCAAGTGATCTCACCAAACTCTGCGTTGTGACCCGCACATATCAACCCTTCAACATCTCGGTTAATATCTGAAAAAACATAATCTCCAACTTCGGATTGCAATTCTTGAATATACCCTCCAGTGTAACTCCAGAAACGTCCAGAACTCATCCATGCTACAAAGTCTGCACTACCTGCAATGCACTTTGCTCCAATCGGCCCTGCACCCTCTGTCAGACGTTCCACTCCATAAACATAAGGAGGCCCAAGATAGTTTGTTTTCCATACATCTGAAGTTGTAAAAATCAAGACTCCGTAACGAGTTTTTGTCCCTCCAATGATCCGACCCTTTGTTTGCAGAGTTAAATCTCCTGCTGTATTTGTTACAGTTGGCGACCATTCTGTTGCATTCTCTTGGTGTGACCATGCAATCTTCTTTTTGTCTCCGTCAGCACCTAAAGCCATGACATGACGTTCTGCCGTTACAAGAACCCCGACATTTGAGATTGGCGAATTTAGTAACTGGAACGCATTCGATGCAGTTTGAGCAGAGTTATCGTATTCTGTTGCTTCTCTTGTCCACTTATTTGCATGATTAGCCGCACAGAGTGCTTCCGTTGTATGACCTTCAGTTTCATCATCACATGCACCTCCTTCAGAATTTGAAACATCCCACATCCAGATTGTTCCTTCTGCAGAATTGCAAGCGAGTAGGTCATCACCAAAATTATCCATTGACCAAATTCCAGCAAAATTGTCTCTCAAAGCATTAATGTCTGCAACTGCTGTTACTCCAACATCGGGGTCTTTTGCAGGGTATCTTGGTATTCCGTAATAGTCTCCTCCATTAGTTGATCCAGTGTATGCAGGATCTACAAAACCACCTGACCCAGAGAGTTTATACACAACTCCATCATCACCTCCATATTCTAGTGATCCATAACCTTTTCCTGCAATTAAAAAATCTCCTTGACCGTGAAATTCATTACTTGTTGCTGGAGTGTCAGTTGGAGTAATATCGTAAAGTGGAGAGTTTGCATTTGAGATTTGAGAACCATCCCACAAACGGAGAGATTGTGTACTCCCAACTGCTAAATATCTTGCTCCTGTAGATAGTCTCCAAGAATGCAAACCACAGATTCGATCAATTCCAATACCATGAGTCTCTGCTGTAATAACAGCATTACCGTTACCTGCATGAGAAATAACAATCGTTGGAGCAGTGCTATAACCTGTTCCAAAAGAGGTAATGACTACTGATGAAATTTCACCTGACCCTCCGACAGTATAAGTTCCAGCAAAACCAGACCCTCCTCCTCCTGTTGCAGAGAGAGTTCCAGCAGAATAACCAGTTCCAGCAGTGGTTATCGTTAATTTTGATATTCCACCCTTTTTTGATATTCTGGAATTTGTCAGACGATGCCAACCTCCAATTGGTCTTAAACGACCTTCTGAGAACCTGACAAGATTGCCGTTGTACCAACGATTTTTTGCTTGGTACTGAGTTGCATTTCTGTAGAATCCAGACGGAATTTTAATTGGTAATAATGCCATTCCTGTATTCGTTACAATTTAATCTTATTAGAACTGATAGTTGTTCTGATTTCTGCTTATTTAATTTTTGAATCTCTACTACACTATTAAACTGCTCAATCATAACATCGACTGCACAATCGCAAAGTGGGTAATATATCTGAGGAGGTGTCTTGATCCTTGCATACGTCTGTGAACACTGATGCCAGAGTGAACGAATGATTGCTGTTTTGAAATTGCCAACTGGTTTGAGATCGGTCTGAGAAGTTTTCTGACAAGAGATCAGACTCAAACTCAATAACAAGATCAGAATTTTCACTTTCAAAAATAATCTCCATATCATCTCAACTGTATGACCAAAGACGTTTCGATTCAGTACGCTTAACATCTAAATGCACAAACCTTTTCCCCTTCTTCTGACTGATGCCACATCCTGTGAATCCTAGTCGAATCCCTGCTTCAACGATCTTTAATGCTTTCTCACCAGAACATAAAATATCAACTGCGAGTCCTTCCATGTGGGAAGAATTAGGATGACCACCTACAGACTCATTCCAAGTAGGACATCTATAACCACTTGAAATCTTTATAGGAAACCCAACATCATCTCTTAATTCTTGGAGCAGGGAAACCATCTCATCTTGACATTTATTCTCTCCACAATGGTTGCAAGCTAGTTCTTCTTCTGTGAAATTTTTACAACTTAACATAGTTATCCATCCTGCTAGAATCTTTCCAAATTGTCTGCGACTAAGTAAAATAAGACCTTACGGAATTACTTAGTTCGTTGTTCTTCAAACTTAGCTAAAATAGCATCGTCTAACGTATTGGAAGTTTTAGACGTAGCGTATTTGAGCAGTTGGAAGATAATTTCTTCTGTCATCTTCTGCGTGAAGAAACTTGTAATAATGGCTTTTACGGATGTTGTCAATATTGGTACTAAAAACGGCATTCTAACTCCTTTTCATCATTTCTAATTGTTTAGTCTGTTCAATTTCTCTCTCAATGTTCTCAAGTCTCGCAGAAACGCTTGCCATGTGACCAGAACATTCTCCTGAGATTGCTACGAACTTATCAAAATTCTCTTTCTGTATAGCACGATTCATTTTGTCCGTCCGAAAAGTCCAGACTCCAAGACAGACGATGATTGCTCCAGCAAACCCCTGTTTGAGGATCAAATTAATCACATCATCAAGTGCGGTATTTACGTTGCTCTTTTCCTCTACAGGGTGCGGTGACGATCTATAGTTATACTGGTCATAATTAGGCGGCTCCGCATTCAGCTCCATCGCAAAAAAGAAATATGCTGCAGCTAAGAGAGTTAATACAAATATCAATAATCCATTGATTAATTTTGAGTTCATTATTGTAAATCCAGAGTTATACTTCTAATTTTCATGGTTGCATTCGGTCAAAAATGTCCGATTATTCTGTTTCTGCTTCTGGTTCTTCTTCCGGTTTTTCTGAATCAACAAGTGCTTGCTTGTAGCCCTCTGCTTGATGCAGTTGCATTTGCAGGTTTGGAATCTGTTGCCGAAGGTCTTGAATTATCTTATCTACTTGTTCAAGTGTCATATCGTTTTTATTCAGGTTCTGGTGCTAGTTCTGCTTCCTGTTTTTCCATTGCAGATAAATGAGCTGCTTTTACCTCATCACTCATTATTGCTGAAAATACATCTTGAACCAATGGATCAGTAATCTGTGAAGTATCTGTGTTGGGTTCAAGTCCATAACGGTGATTTTTCTTTGCTACAACTTTTCCATCTTCAATAAATTGTTCAGCTTCACGCACTGATATGTGGTAATAGCCATTTGTTGCAGTAACTTCAATTTTAT